TAGTTCTGGAAAATTAGTTCTTGTTGGTTTTGAACAAATCAATGTAAAGGCTGGTGTTGATAGAGTAACAGGTTCAAACGAAAACTTAATTTTTGAAGATGCGGTAGATCAAAATAATGGCAGTGGATTTGCCTTTGATGACTTTGGTAGTTATGACTTTTCTCATACAATGGTATTGAATGGAACAGATGGTTCTAGTTCTAATGCTGGAGACAACATTACTCTGGAGAGTGGTGTTCTTGATTTACATGGTAATTATAGTGGCGGTTCAATTCTTGGAGAAGTAACATTTAATCACAGCTTCATGTCGATAGAAGATATCATTCGTCCTGCTAGATTTTTAGCTGATATAGACGGTGGTAATCTTGTTAACATTGTTATGGAGCAAGATGAGATAGGTTCATTTAAACAAGAGGATGGAACTACTGTATCATCAACGCATGGAGACTCTTTCTTACTAGAGGATGAAACTGGTGTTGGATATAACAACAAACTTATTTTAGAAAAACAATATCTAATACCAGAGGATGAAGTTAGAACAACGACTGATCATGGTTTTGATCTTAAAGGTATTATTCCAGAGGAAAACTTTACTAACTCTGACATAGAACCATACACATATAGTAGTGATATAGTGACAAGACCAATAGATGCTTTAGTCTTAGAAGATTTGGGAAAAGAAGCCACAAACATTCAACTAGAGAGTGGAACAGAGGGTGGTATATTTGGTAATTTAGTATATGATGCAACAGGGTTAGATGCTGACAATAATATTATTAATGAAAATAGTACGATAGGAATAGACGGATATAATTTGGGAACATTCCAAGGTGGTGCTAATTTCTTATTGAATAGATTTGCATCAAGTGGTCATACTGGAGTTGGAGAACAAATAATTTTAGAAACTGCAACATTCTTTAACATTTTAAGTGATCCAGTAACAGGAGCTAAGTTGTCTGTACCGCAAACATTTGAATTCTCATTCGATTCTACACTGAGTAAGTTTGATAGCTCAGGAAAAACATTTGATAGTACTCTTTAGTGTTATAAATAATAAAAAGGAATAAATATGGCATTTCAATCAATAGAAATAGGCGCGGCGGCCAACGATGGCACTGGTGACACCCTTAGAGCGGGTGGTGATAAGACTAATGATAACTTTCTTGAGATATACACTCTCTTAGGTACAGGTACAGCGTTAACGAGTGGTATTAGTGCTACATCTTCTGTAGTTTCACTTGCTAGTCCAACTATAACTGGAGTTACATCTTTTGCTGATGGCTCTGCTGGAGCTCCATCAATTACAAATAGTGGTGATACCAATACTGGTATCTTTTTCTCTGCCGCAGATCAGGTTGCGATATCAACTGGTGGAACTGCTAGACTAACAGTTAGTTCAACAGTTGCAACATTTGCTGGTAACATTATAGTTCCTGATGATGGTGATGTAGGTTCTGCAAGTGCGACAGATGCTATACAGATTTCATCTGCTGGTATTGTTACATTCAAAGATGACATCCTTATCAAAGACGGTGGAACTATTGGAGTTGCATCAGCAACTACTGCTATGACTATTTCATCTGCTGGTATAGTTACTTTTGTAGATGACATACTTATTAAAGATGCTGGAACTATCGGTAATGCTACTACCGCAGCTGCTATTACTATTGAAGCGGACGGAGATATAGTATTATCTGATGATTTGTATATAAGCGGTGGTCTTATTGATCTTAAAAATGAAGGCTCTGTATCACAACTTAAATTTTATTGTGAAAGTTCAAACGCACACGCACAAACATTACAGTCTGCACCACACGCTTTAGCTAGTAGTGCAGTATGTGTATTACCAACTCTGTCTGGTACTTTAGTTGGTTCTGGAGATAGTGGAACAGTTACAGGAACTATGTTAGCAGCTATTACAGCTGTAAATAAAATTGGTCTTGCAGCAATAGATATTGATGGTGGAACAGATGTTGGTGCTGACTTAACAGCTGCAGATTTAATAATTGTTGATGATGGCGCTGGTGGAACAAACAGAAAAGCTGCATTATCAAGAGTAGTTACATTAACTAGTGGCGAGGCAACAGCACTAGCAATTGCACTAGGATAAATATTATAAATAGTTGAGAAATTACACTAGGATAAGTGTTATAAATAGTTGAGAAATTGGAGATTAGGATAAAATGGCAAATACATTTAAGGTATTCACAATAGCAGATGTGGCAATCGACAGTGGAACTTTTAGTACTTTATATACTTGTGCTGGTTCAACAACAACTGTTGTTTTAGGAATGAACGTCTGTAATAAGATTGCAGCTGAAAGGGACGTTACAGTAAAACTTACGAGTGATACTGGTAATAGAACTGGTGCTAACAATGCAGCAAATGAATCGGTTTCGTTACTTAATGAAGTACCAATTCCTGCTGATTCAACTTTGGAAGTATTTGCTGGACAAAAGATAGTTCTAGAAGCAACAGATGTTATAACAATTGGTGCTAGTGTTGCTAGTTCATTAGATGTTACATTGAGCGTAATGGAGATAACCTAATGCCATATCTAGGTAATGATCCCGGCGCAATTACAGATGCCTTTACTCAAAGTTTTACTGGTGATGCGTCAGACACAGCCTTTACTTTATCACAAGCATCAACCACTAATTCTGTTTTTGTCAGAATATCTGGTGTGATGCAACGTAATGGAACTGATTTTGCTGTTGATGGAGTAACTCTAACATTTACAACAGCGCCTCCAGCTGGAACAAACAATATTGTAGTACAATATTTTACGGTAGGTTCAGTTCAAGAAATTGCTACTGATGCAGTAACCGGCGCAAAGATTGCTGATGATGCTATCGACTCAGAACATTATACAGATGGTAGTATTGATACCGCTCATATAGCTGATAACCAAATTACTTTAGCTAAACTTGCTGGTGGAACCGATGGAAATATAATTAGTTTTGATGCTTCAGGCGATCCTGTAGCAATTGCCACTGGAAGTGATGGACAAGTATTAACCTCTACTGGTGCTGGATCACCACCAGCATTTGAAGCTCTATCAGCAGGGTTTACACAAGGCACTGAAATTGCAACTGCCTCAGGCACATCAATTACCTTTGGGAGTATTCCAGCTGGTGTAGATATGATTGTAATGAACTTTTTTGGAGTTTCTCAGGGAAGTAATGCTCAAACAATTCGCATCCAGATCGGAGATGGAGGCGGCATAGAAACGAGCGGCTACCTTAATACCGCTGCAAAAATTGCTGACCAAGCTATTGAGAGTGCGACAATAAGAAATACTGCTGGTTTTTCTGTAGGTACAGTAAATTGGGATGCGGCTAATATACTTCATGGGTCTGTATGGTTTACACTACAAGATGCTGCTGCGTTTACATGGTGCTTTCACGGTATGCTTAATGAATCTGATGATGATGGAATATATTTAGGCTCTGGTAGTAAAGCACTAAGTGCTGAATTAACTCAAATTAAATTTTCTACTGCGGCAGGAGCAACATTTGATGCCGGCGCAGTCAACATAATGTTTATTTAGGAAATAAAATGAAAGATTGGATAGCAGTAGTTTCCTCAGCAAATAATAAAATTGTTAAGTATCAAGATTTTGATACTGAAGACGAGGCCAAAGCTCACATTGAAACTTATGGCGGATTTGTGGATGAAAGTCCAAGTGACCTTGCCGAATATTGGACAGTTAATGCTAAAAAGAAAACTCTTACAGCTGACAACTCATCACTGGCTTCAGATATTCTTGCAGATAAATGGTTATCTATTAGAACTAAACGAGACAAGTTAATGGCTGAGTCAGATTACATGGGTAACTCTGATGTTACAATGAGTGATGCTTGGAAAACGTATCGTCAAGCTCTCAGAGATTTGCCTGCGTCTGAATCTGACCCAGATGATATTACTTTTCCAGATGCACCATGACGAAAAAATGGAGACTAAATAAATGAGTTTAACAAAAATACCACTCGCACTAATGGCTGATGGAACTGATGGAAATATAATTAGTTTTGATACTTCGGGTAATCCTGTAGCAGTGGCCACTGGTACTGATGGACAAGCTCTTACTTCTGGTGGTGCTGGTGCTGCACCCACTTTTGAGGATTCTGCGGGGGTATCACAAGCTAGTCTCCAAGCAACAACTTCTGGTAATTCTTTTACTTTTACTGGAATACCTGCTGGTACAAAAAGGGTTTACTTAGTCTTTAGAAATGTCTCGATGACAGACACGACAGCTACAATTAAAATTGAGCTTGGCGATGCTGGCGGCATAGAAACGAGCGGCTACGTCAGTGGTGGTAAATACCTCGAAGGTACGGCGATTGCTGGACAGGTCAACGCAACTAATGGATTTGTTATTAGGGAACAATTTGGTGCATCTAATTCTTTAAACGGTTTCTGCGAGTTTGTTTTAGCTGATGCAGGGACATTTTCATGGGTAATGAATGGTCAAAATCATCATGTTGGGACAGGCCACGGCCTTACTGCTGGTGGCAAGTCGCTATCTGCGGAACTAACACAACTTAAAGTTAGCGGTTTTACAGGTGATGCTGGTTATTTAAATGTACTTTTTGGTTAGGAAAATAAGATGAAAGAATTTACAGCTGTAGTATCTCATACTGATGGATTAATTACTAAGTTTCAAGATTTTGATACTGAAGATGAAGCTAAAGCTCATGTTGCAACTCATGGAGGCAAAGTTGTTGCAGATTTAGATGAAGACCTTGCATATTGGGATGTCAGTAGTGACGCAGCTAAAGATACAGACCAACTAGCAGCAGATATTTTGGCTGGTAAGTGGGCAGCAATTAGGACACAACGTGATGTGTTAATGGCGCAGTCAGATTGGACTGTGGCTACTGATACTCCTTTAAGCGATAGTGTAAAAGCAAAATGGGTTAAATATCGAAAAGCTCTAAGAGATTTACCAGCATCTGAATCTGACCCAGATGATATTACTTGGCCAGACGCACCATGACAAAATTGGAGAATAATTAAATGCCATATTTCGGAAGAGCCCCAGCTGCAATTGGTACAATTGCAAATGTAATTGAAGGGGATTTAAAAGTCAAAGGAACTATCTCTGGTGAATCAATCAATGATAAATTTGCATTTGACACTGCTGCTGATCTAGATGACCACTTTGTTATTGAAGATGGTGGAACAGATGGTTCTGCAACAAATGCTGGTGATAACTTACTTTTAGAAGATACGACTGAAGGTTTGGCAGAGAGTGTAGAACTTAGTGCTATAACTGATCGTGCCGGCACATCAGGACAATTGCTTACCTCTGCTGGTGCTTTTTCTTCACCTACATTTACAACTTTATCAGTCGCTCCTTGGACTTACGGAACACAAATAGTAGATTCAAGTAATAATTCAGAAGAATTTACAGGTATCCCAAGCACGGCAACAGATATTGATTTGTTTTTTAATCTAATGAGTTTTACAGGAACCGTTTCTGCTACCGTGGTTATAGGCGATGGGGGAGGCTACGAAACGAGTGCTTATTCTGGAGATAGTTTTGCTCATGAAGGAGGTAATCTAAATCAAGTTACTCACCCAACAACTTCTTTTACTTTTCGCACTGCTAATGGTGAATCAAATGCGTTTAATGGAGTAATTAGAGTGAGAAGAATGGACACTGCTGGATTTGTTTATATGACAAGGCATCAACTGGTCATTAATGGTTCTATAACAACTAGTATTCAAGGTAGTGGTAGTAAAACTCTTTCAGCAGTATTAGATAGAATTAAAATTAGTGGTGGTACTTTTGATACAAACAGTACTTTTCAAGTAAGATACCGATAGGAAAGATTAACATGAAAAAATATACAGCTGTAGTATCACATAGTGATGGATTAATTACTAAGTATTTAGATTTTGATTCTGAGGATGATGCTAATGCTCATGTTGCTACTCATGGCGGTAAAGTGGTTGCAGATTTAGATGAGGATATTCTGTATTGGGATGTGAGTGGAGATACTGCAACAAAAGACACAGACCAAGTAGCAGCAGATATTCTGGCTGTTAAATGGGAAGATATTAGAAGTAGGCGTGATGGGTTAATGGCTAAGTCAGATTGGATGGCTATGCCAGACAGCCCTGCTATCTCAGATGCTTGGAAAACTTATAGAGCTGCTCTCAGAGATTTGCCTGCGTCTGAGTCTGACCCAGATGATATTGTATTTCCAGATAAACCATCTTAATAAAACAAAGTAATATTTTGTTTAATAGTGAGTATAAATATAAGAAGATATAGAGGAAAGAAAAATGACAGCAATTATTACAGAGAAATTTAGGCAACACAATGCCACTCAGTTTTTTGAGTCATTTAGTGAAGCCTCTGCAACAGTATACTATCTCATGATAGGTAAATCAATGCCATTTACCTCTGGAACTTCTGGTGGGTCTGATAGTTCTCCACCTACTCCAGCAGATGATGTTACGAGTGAATTTTACACTTGGGACTCTGCAATTGCTGCAAAGAAGATTACAACTTCTAATATAACAAAAGTAATTCCTCGCAGAGATTGGGCAAACAGCACAACCTTTGATATGTATGAAGATAATATTAGTGCATCCAATACCACAACCTCTGGTGCGACAAACTTATATGACTCTACATTTTTCTTTAAAACTTCAGATAACCGTGTTTATATGGTTCTTGATAACAATGGGGGAACTGCTTATAGTGGTGCAGAACCTACATCTGAATCAACAGCAAGCTTTGTTTTGGGTGGATACACTTTAAAATTCTTGTACACCATTAGTGCTTCTCAACAAGCAACATTTACGACAACAGATTTTATGCCGGTATCTACGGATAGTACAATATCTGCAGCTGCAGCTGACGGTGCGATTGAATCAATCATAGTCACAAACGCTGGAAGTGGTTTGACAAACGGTACATACTATGCAGCAGTTTATGGTGATGGAACAAGTCAAGGGACATCAAGTGGTGCGATTGTAAAAATTACAGTTTCTAGTAACGCTATATCAGCAGTATCAACTGGTAACACAGGTGTACAACAAGCTGGTGCTGGATACACATTTGGAACAGTTAATCTTGGTTCTGGTTTTACATTCTCAGATACATCTCTAAGTTCTGCTTCTGCGATTGGTGGTTCTGGTTCAGCTATCTCAGTTGTTATCAGTCCTAAAGGTGGCCACGGTTCTAACAATGCAGATCAACTTGGTGGCCATTATGTAATGTTGCAAACAAGTTTAGAGGGTGCTGACAACGATGACTTCACCACTGGTAACGATTTTAGAAATATTAATTTGGTTGCTGATCCCACTACGTTTGGAACATCTACTGTAGGAACTGCAACATCATTTAGAAACACTTATGCTATGCAATTTAGTGGAACGCCAGGCACTTTCCAAGCTGATGAAAAGATATCTCAAGCAACTACTGGTGCGATTGGTAGAGTTGTAGAATTT